TAGTATGCGCACCCCACTTGAGCAAACGCTCCAATTATTCAAACTTAATTTCTACTTCATCATCTCCACTATCTTGCCCTAAGGTAAATGGTATTTCCCGGGTAAGCAAACTCTCACGCTCTCCGTCGGCTATGCTATCAAGAGTAACTTTAGGCGCGCTGATAGTTACTTTATTTCCGGCTGCACTACCTATAACTAAACTTAATTCTCTTTGTGTAGCCCCCACCCAATCAGACCAAAAGTTATAACTTGCAACAAGCATTGCCTCGGGATTGAAATTACCTTTAGGCGCGCGGCTCGTAACCATAAAATTCTTAATGCCGTTTGCCGAGGAAATATCGTCGCGGCTACCTATGTTATTGGCAATGTCAATGCTTAGCTCTTGCACAATCAAATCTGTGTTAGAGTTAAGTGTAAAGGCGCAATTCTCTACAATAGGCGGAACTGTGGTGTCGTAAGTCGGGCTTCCCGGGTTTACAACATCAGTCGGCTCATTGTAAAGGCCTTTGAAGGTGAAGGAAAACACGCCATATTTTCCAGCCGTGGCCTTAATACTAAAGCTGCCTTGTGCCGCGGTAATCTTATGCAATACTGAACTGCCGGTATTGTCATTGTCATAGATGTAGATTGTGGCGGTCTTTTGGTTGCTTGAAGTAGGCTTATAGGCCACACTTGAACCGGCAACCGCGTATTCGGCAAAGCTGCATGCCTCAAAAGCGTCGCCTAAACGCGCGGCAACACCTTTTGAGCCCGATCCTTTAATCTCTGCGTCAAAGCTAACCTCTACCCAACGCTTGCCGACAACCGGGTTAGTTTGCGAGATATTGCTGCGCACATTGTTGCGGTCAAGCAAGTCCGCTTGAAAATTCAATTTTAAATTTGCAACCTCAATTGCATTAGCAGCTATTGTCGGGTTGCTGTCAACGCCATAGCTTGCTTCTTCTTTTAGCAGTAGAACTCTATTACGGACTGTTTGCATTCAACCTTCTCCTTTTTTTTAAGCCCTTGTCGTCCTATTTTGTTTATAATGAACTTCTAAATTTATGGCAAACCCTCGCACCGGGTATTGCTCAAAGTCATGGACGCTATTTACAATCTTCGTGTCAATGACTTCCGCTAAACCGAGGGTAGAATTGGAACTCAAGGCCTTCTTAATATCATTTTCAACATCAAGCACCCCTTTCGTCTGCGTATCTCCAACAATCTGCTTTTCCTTGTCATAGACTTGGATATAAGCGGTAATATTTACATTCAAAATTAGGTATTCATTCGGCATGGCCTCGTCGGTCAAGGTATTACCTATGGGCTCAATAATAATACAAGGAAAGACAGAGATACTATCGCGCACGCCTAAAAATATGCTGTTGTCGTTGATATAGCTCAAATAACTACTATCTTCTAACGCCGTCTTAATTGCGCTAACTATACTTGCGGGTGTCATTGTGCTTTCTCCTTAGCTTCTTTGATTTCATCTACTATATCGTCAACGACTTGCTTTCGTGTCTGCTCTACGGTAATGCTCATATAACGACGGGCTGGAATATCAACCTTATCCTTCAATAAGAACAGCGGAACAACTTTAATCTTAGCCATGCCTTTAATGCTCCCGAATAGGATTAAATTACCGCTTTTGGATCTCCCTATAAAAGAACTGTCATACCCGGTTGCACCGCTTTGCACTTCCCGAGCCGTAAATCTTGGCACGCCTGCCGCTGTCTTAGCAGCTTGAAGCGGTATCGTAAGCATTTTTGCGTTAACCGGCCTTATCGTTCCCCCGGTTTCGTGAATATTGGCGTATGACATGCGCGCTGTCTTTAGCGTAGCTCCGCTTCCAATAGTGCCCTCAGGAATACCGTATTTATCCTTATCTACACGCCAACCCATACTACGGGCCAAGGCCCCTGTTCTCCGTTTTAATATTGCTCCACTTACATTAGAAACCAGCTGTCTTAAAACTGTGCTGGAAGCTTTCTTAATACCCTTCTCTATTGCCCGGCCCTGCTGCTTTGGAGATAAATCAATGAGCAGATTATTTATTCGGTTAATATCTTTTTTTTCTATACTTAGCTCAATCATGCCATTCTGCGGTATCTGTCAAATACCTTATAAGCTTCTTTTTTAAGATAGCTGGGACGATAGACAATTTCTTGGTTTTCAAAGACATTTACCCCGGCCTTACCTTCGAGATACATAGCAACTGCAAGCTGGATTAAAGCTTGCTTGAGATCATAAGGAACCGGATCGTAGCCTGTTCCGCCATATCCAGCCTCATAAGTAACTTTGATATTGCGCACTCCATTACCAAAGACTAAACCAATCAACTCAACAACGCCAATCTCCGGGACAAAGGTATAATCGGTAGCCGCGATTAAATCGTCAGCGTTAAATTCCCGGTCTAAATCGTCATATATGCTGGTTATCGCTTTTACTGGGTAATTCTTAAGCTGTAAAAAACTTATTCCTTCTCCGTCGTGGTATTCAACTCGGCTTGCTCCGTCAAATTTCCTATCGCAATAATTCTCAGCTTCGTCTTGTGCCGATTGGCACAAAGGCATAAGTTTATCGTCGTCGGTTGTTACTGTTATGCCTAAAAAATCCTTAACATCTTGCACATTTATCAACATAATGCCCCCTTATTATTTCGTTTAATCTTGCTGCTGATTTTTCCCAAGTAAATTTATTATGTATGCGATCACTTGCTCTATGTCCTTTTTTCAATGCTTCTTGGTAGTTATATATAACCCAAAACATCTTATCCAACATGTCCTTAGTGTCCGGGGTAAAGACTTCGGTTTTAAGGTTATAATTCTTCAAGAATGTTTCGGTCATTTTATATTTAATCGGATAGCCCACATCTTCGTCAAAGAAATCGGAGCAACCGGTGAAATCTACGCTTACGCAAGGAGCGCCTGTTGCCATTGCTTCGCAAAGTGTTAGACCCCAGCCCTCACCAAAGGAAGGTAAGACAAAACAATGCGCTGAGTTATAAAGCAGACGTAATCTATCCCAATCAAGACGTTCCCGGTCAAAAATGATATTCTTATATTTACCGTGATGTTCAACTTTGTTTTTCTTATGTTTATAAATATTAGCCTTGGTTGATAGCCTGATCTCACGCCAAGCGTCTTTACAACCACGGATAGCTTTTCCAAATCTCTTTAGATTAATTTTGAGCCATTTTCCCCAATCAACTTCGCTTTCCATTGTGGTTTTAAGATACAATTCAACGTTTTTGAATATTTCGGGGTTGTTCTCCATTACCTTGACAACTTCGAGCAACAGAGGGTATCCTTTTCTTTCATTAGGAGCGCCAACCCACATAAAACGGAATTTCTCTCCCATGCTCGGGAATTTTCTCTGATAAAAAGGAAACTTCTCTGGCATAATACCTTCCCAACATACTTCTATTGGCTTATCTGTAACCTTCCGGAAAATATCCCGGCAATAACTGCTCGGCACTATTATCAAATCGGCATATTTAAAAGCTTGCTTATAAGTATCTGGAACCTGATTAAACTCCCACATAGTTAGCAGAATATTGATTTTATTCGGAATAGGCCTAAACCAATCTGCGCTTACTATATGAAAAATAATATCTGTTTCTTCCGGGCTAACATATTCAAAATATTTCTCGCCATATTCTTTGAGCATGCGATTGTGCATACCATAACCTAATGCGTTACCTGTCGGATTTTTAGGATCAAGCGCCCAATGGATTTTAAGTTTATCGTTCATTTAGTTATTATCCCTTTCACAACTTCTTTCATTTCAACATGGCATTGCGGACAGATAACTTTCTCTCCGGCTTCTTTCTTGATTGTGTGTGTTTTGTCAACCGGACATTGATAAATGCTCTTTTTGTTAGTCTTAATCATTAACCACCTCAACAGTTACCTTATCCATGTCGCAGCCAGCGCAAGATATGAAGTTTTCGCATAACTGGGGTGTCTCATGGATCTTAAAATTAGGGTCAAATATATTGCCTATTGAACCGGCGTCTTTCCAAACAAGTGTCATGCAGCGGAATACATCGCCGTTAGGTTGTAATAATAAATAATCATGCCCAGCGCTGCATTTAACTTTATTACTTCCGGCTTCTTTAAAACGATACTCCCTGTCCTTGCCGGCGTATTGTTTTAAGAAGTCGATTTCGGATTGATTTAGGGTATAGGGGAAAAGCGGATTTATAGAATAAGGGTCAACGTGGAATCTAACCCCGTGAAGCACCTCAAAATAATTCTTTAATTCCGGGATAAGCCACAATTGCTCGGGATAAGCCACAAAATTAACATTTATCGGATAACCGCGGTTTTTCAACATTAAAGCTTTGCCTAAAAAAGCCTCTTTGCTGAATATCTGCGAAGGGTGATAACTTAGCGTCATACTAAGTATCCGACTGCTGGGTATCTCATTAATGAAGCGCGTCAAATCCTGAGTGCAATTAGTAGTTATACCTAAATTTATGCCCAGATTAAGCGTCTTGATAATATCAACCATGTTAGGGTTAAGAAATGGCTCTCCGCCGGTTATATCAAGAACGGCTGGATTTAAGAAATTAATCTTAGCAACCCAATCTTGCCAAGTTACCGGGGCCTGAGGTATATCTTTATGATAGACTATGCAATAAGGACATTTATTGTTGCAATTCGTTCTCTCAACCCAAACAATAGCTTTCATTGCTTACCTTTCTGTAATAATACATGCAAGATACCTTCGCCACTTTGATAGAGAGGTGTTTTAACTGCATGCTCAGTTATTAAAGTAAATCCTAACACTT